TGATGCCGTTGGCGATTGGGCGCAAACCAAACGCATTATGCCGGATTGGGTGGGCACTTTGAGGGGGTACAACAAACCATTGTTGGCCGTTGCGCAAAACGGATCGGAGGATGATCAATATTCTGATTTGCACGCGTTGTTACAAACCAACATTGCGGGGTTGTTTGTTGGCGGTACAACCGAATGGAAATTACAACACATACAAGGCATTGCCAATGTATGCCAACAATACGGCAAAATATGCCACGTGGGCCGCGTCAATAGTGCCAAACGCATACAATTTTGCAACGATGCCGGTGCAACATCGGTGGATGGTTCCGGCGCATCCAGATTTAAACACACGGCGCGCATTGTATCGTGCGCGTTACAATCTATAAACCAACAACATACAATTAATTGGAGTAATTAAAATGATTGATATGAACAATAGAAAGCACCGCAAATTGGTGCAATTATACGGCCGCGCGGCGGCCAAACAAATGTTGGCGGGTGCGGGATTCGCGCCCACATTACACGCGGCGGTGGATGCCTCCAAATACACACGGGCACAATTGGCACGTGAAATTGGATGCAGTAAACCCGCGGTGGATAAATGGTTAAACGGTTCACAATATCCCGCGGTGCATTTGCTGTTACGTTTGGCGCATGCGTTGTATGCGGTATACAATGAAAAAGGAAATGTTACTAATCAACAGATCGTTGATCAACACTTTATTGCGTTTGCGCAATTAATATCATTGGAGCGGTAAAAATGTGGAATTGTTTACATACTGGATTAATCGCGGTGCCACCCGTTGCAATGGGCCGGCCACGGATGACACGCGGCGGCCGTGCATACACCCCCGCCAAATCACGCGAATATATGAACATGACGATCGAACACATTAAAACGGATTGGGGCAACAAACAACAGCTTGCCGATCAACCGTTAAAATTGTGCGTGCAATTCATCCACAAACGGCCGGCGCGCATAAAGGTACCCGGCCGTGTGTTGAAAACCACAAAACCGGATGTGGATAATTTGATAAAAATGGTAATGGATGCCATATCAAAAGCCGGTGTGTGGGTGGATGATAATTTAGTGGTTGAGATACAAGCCACGGATTATTACGCGAATTCATACGAAACACCGCATACAATGTACAGTATTTACGAACACCAACCCGAGGCATAAACAAACCGGGTTGTTATTACCATCCGAGGCAAAAATGGAAATAACAACATTTACACACATGTTAAACGTGCGTGGCCGCAATCAACAATGCACCGTTGATCAATTGGCCCGTGCGTTAACGCATCCCGTTGCAAGTGGGTGCGATAAAAAGAATATTCCGATGTGGTCACCAACCACGTTTAACGGTACGCGTAGCGGGGCAAATGCCGTTGCCGTGCATTGTTTGGTGTACGATATGGATGATGGATTAACCGCGTTCGATTCGTGGCGGTTGTTTGGTGATTGGCAAGTGATTGCGCATACATCATACAGCCACAAACCACATTGGCATAAATACCGCATTGTTTTGCCGTTGGCACAACCAATACCCGTTGCCGATTGGGGCCGCGCCGCAACCGCCGCCAACGAATTGTGGGCCGATGTTGTGGGCCGTGGTATTCCTGATCAATCGGCCATAAACGATTGCGCACGGGCATATTACCGTTACACCATACCCGAGGCCACGCGCACGAAATCGCACCCAATGCACACGGGCCATTACCACCAAACGGCGGTTTACCTGGACGCGCCGCGGTTGCGTTTGGATTACTCACACATACCGGTACCAAAACGGTTTGTACGGCCCAAAACCCGCCAAACAACATTGCGTGGCACCGAAACGAAAACGGTACGCATGGCCATGCTAGATCCGGCGGTGCGGTTAGAAGTGGCAAACCAAATTGGCGCAACGGTTAATGGCAACACGGTGCGCAACATCCATTGCCCGAATTGTAACCAACCCGAGGTTTATTACACCATTGATCCCGATACGGTGGGCGGGGTGGTTTGGCCACGTTGCAACCGGCAAAACAAATGCGGGTGGTATGGTACATTGGAGGATCTGATTTCATGAATCAATATTCAACACTAGGCAATGCCGTGCGATTGGCCGCAACGGCAAACCATAAAACGATCGATACAATCGCGCAATATTGCGATGTACACCGCACAACCATTATGCGGTGGTTACAACATACCTATACAATGCCGTATTACCGTATTTACGAATTGGCGGCCGCGTTGGCAAACGATCCGGCACATTATGATGCGTTGTTATGGGAATTTGTGCGGGCACATTATGATTACGAATTTCATAGACGTAAAACGAGGGGTACAAAATGATTAATTTAAACTTGGGTGATTCATTGGCGGCAATGCGCGCAAGGGATGATAACACATACGAGATTGCCATAGTTGATCCGCCGTATGGGTTAGGCAATAAAGAAACAAATATTTTAAATTTTCGCCAAAATAAACAGCATAGTGATTGGAATATTGCCCCGCCGGTGGAATATTTCGAACATTTGCGCCGTGTATCCCGTAATCAAATCGTTTGGGGTGGTAACTATTTTGCCCCGTTGTGGGCACATGGTGGCCGGTGTTTTGTTTATTGGCATAAAGGTAATCCCGTACCCAATTTTGCCGATGGTGAGTTGGCTTGGACATCATTTGATAAAAATGCCCGTTGTTTTAATTTTCGATATTACGGTAACCATTGCGGTTCAACAGTGCATAAAGAAAAGAAATTTCACCCAACACAAAAACCCGTGCAGCTTTACCAATGGTTATTAGATACGTTTGCCAAACCGGGCGATCGCATACTCGATACGCATTTGGGATCGGGATCGATCGCCATTGCATGCCACAATGCGGGGTACGCGTTGGATGCGTGGGAAATATCCCCCGAATACCACGCAAACGCGGTTGCACGATTCAACGAACACACGCGCCAATTGCGGTTATTTTGAGGGGCAAACATGATTAATTTACATTTGGGTGATTCATTGGCGGCAATGCGCGCAATGGATGATAACGCATATGATATTGCCATTGTGGATCCGCCGTATGGTATCAACATCATAAAACACATGGTACACGATCAAAAATCAACCAGTATGTACGGCCAATCATGGCAAAACAACAACAACGCGTTGTGGGATAGTGAGATCCCGCCGCCCGAATACTTTACGGAATTGCGGCGCGTATCCCGTAATCAAATCATTTGGGGGGGTAATTACTTTATTGATTACCTGAGCAATACCAAATGCATGTTGGTGTGGAATAAACACAACGGCGGCAACCCGTTGGCCGATTGTGAGTTAGCTTGGACATCATACAACAAACCCGTGCGCATGTTCACAATGCATCATTTTGCGGCCGGATACGGTAAAAAAATCCACCCAACACAAAAACCGGTTGCGTTGTACCAATGGATATTGGATCTATATGCCAAACCCGGCGATCGCATACTCGATACCCATCTAGGATCGGGATCAATTGCGATCGCATGCCACAATGCCGGGTATGCCTTGGATGCGTGGGAAATATCGCCGGAATACCACGCAAACGCGGTTGCCAGATTTAACGAACACACGCGCCAATTACGTTTATTTTGAAAAAAGTTTAATATTTTATTTGCATACATATGTAAACATATGTATATTTAAGTATACCCAATGGGTAATAACTGATAAACCAAAACAACCAAGGCAAAACAATGTATTTTAAAAGTGAATTAGATTTTGAACAATTCGTACAAAAACAAATTGCATACATCCAACAAGATATTAACCGTGGTGTGGAATTTAAAACCGCATATAATCGCCATGTTGGCCATAGAATTTACGGGCAAAAAGTACGCAATGCAGTAAAGGCACATTTTAACCAATAACAACCAACAACCGAGGCAACAACCATGTACAAACGAACCAAGATCCAACCAGTAACCAACCCACAAACCCACATCCGCCCCAATGGGCAAACCGTAACCCGTACACATGCCGTATTGGTATACGTTGCGGGTGAATGGGCCGAATTGGGCGCATACGAATCGTTAGCGATTGCGCAACATTGGGCCAACAAATACCAAACCAACAACGAAATGTTTAACAGCTTTGCACGTTTGGTTTTGCATTACCGTAAATACCCAATTACAAACGAATTTTAACCACCAACCGGCCCCGTTTGGGGCCATTAACCACCAACCGAGGCAACAACCAATGCAACCAATAACAATACAACAGGAAATAACCGCACAACAGGCGGCCGCG